GTCTTAGTAAGTATCAACATATTGCTGATTTTTACAATGCCAAAACTTACCGAGGTAATCCATTCTTTTCTCAGACGAATACTTACGAGATCTTCTCGGAAGGATCTGAAGTAGTTCATATTCATCCCGACTTTAGAAAGTATAAAGGCAAGTTGGATATGATCTTCACTTCGCCGCCATACTTTAATCGTGAAGCATATAGTGAGGATGAGAACCAGTCATACAAAAAGTACGGTAGTTCGTATGACTCATGGAGGCATGGTTTCCTTGCACCGACACTTGAGACTTGTGCCGAATACCTGCGACCGGGCAGATACCTCTTGTGGAATATTGCCGATGTGTTGATCAAAGGCAATTACCTACCACTCGAACAAGACTCAAAAGATATTCTAGAATCGTTTGGTTTGGTCTATAAATACAGGTTGAAGATGGCATTGGAATCTATGCCGGGACAGAACCGGATAGGCGAGGACGGATTGCCTAAGTGTAAGAACTATTGTAAGGTAGACGGTAAGTTCCTCAAGTATGAACCGATTATGGTTTTTTACAAACCAGAATAAACTACTTGACAACACACCGATCATGGGTTATAATAATAGCATGTCAAAGCGAAAAAAGAAAACCAAGAAGAAGATCGTGAAAAAGGCAACCAAGAAGACATGGGACAACGGTGATAATCCAATCGGATTGAATCTGGTGTCTCCTATGTCATATGAATCTTACATGAAAACGGCACTAGAGACCTTCTCTAAGAGATTTCAGATTCGGACCTACAAACTTGCACCGGCAGAAGATTACCCCCAGTTCATTAGGGGCAAAGATCTCCGCGTTCAGATTTGGTTTGATAAGAAGTATCTTGGATATGAATTCTTGATCGAGATTCCTTTCTGGGTACAGACAAACCGCAACAAGGAAGACCGTAACTTCATGCGAATGGCGGCAAATGTCCACCTGAAGTATATCCATCAACAGGTTGAGAAAGCGAAGGCAAAGTTCAAGAAGAACGAGACATCTACGCCCAAGAAAAAGACTCGTAAGAAAACAACAAAGAAGACCGGTATCACGACTCAAGATGCCTTCGATAAGAATATCGCAAAGAAGACATCTAGTCGCCGGAAGAAAGCAGCAAAAAGAAAATGATTTTGATCGACAACAACCAAGTGATCCTGTCGAGTATCTTTGCTCAAACAAGAGGCAAAAAGGATCTGGACGAGGATCAAGTACGACACATTACTTTAAACATCTACCGTAGTATTCGAAATAAGTTTTATTCCGAGTACGGCGAACTTATTATCTGTCAGGATTCTTCCAACTGCTGGAGGAAGGACATCTTCCCACAATATAAGGCAGGAAGAAAGAAGACACAACAAAAGGATGCCGAAGATTGGAACAAGATCTTTGATGTCCTTGGAAAAATTCGACGAGAGATTAGGGAGACATTCCCATACAAGAACATCTCTATCCAACGATGTGAGGCAGACGATATCATTGCCGTCCTTGCCAAGAAGTACAGTCCAACAGAGAAGGTAGTGATCGTCTCTTCGGACAAGGACTTCAAGCAATTGCAACGATATGATAACATCAAGCAATATTGTCTACGGAAGAAACAGTTTCTTGTTGAGGAAGATCCGCAAAGGTTCTTGTTTGATCATATTATGTACGGAGATTCCTCAGACGGAATCCCCAATGTATTGTCTGCCGACAATGTGTTTGTTGATAGCATCAGGCAACGTCCAATCTCCAAGAAGAAGTTGGAAAAATTGTATAGACAAGAGGAAGATCTTGGTGTAGAATTTGAGAGGAACTGGGACAGAAACTCCCAACTCGTAGATCTAGACAGGATCCCGGAAAAATATGTCACGGAAATTCTTGAGGCGTTCGAAGAATCTCCTATTGGTGCAAGAAGCAATATATTTAACTATTTTGTCAGCAATAAACTGCGTATGCTGATGGAAAACATTCAGGATTTCTGAGGAACTAACTATGCCACGCGGAAACAAGGACAACCATCGTGACGACGAACGCATGATGAAGAATGCAGAGAAGAAGTTTCACAAGACTGTGAAAGCAAAAGCAAAACGGCATGAGGTAAAGAATCTTATGCGTAACATACAACATGGTGATTTAGAATATGACGACTATGACTTTGAAGGAGACGAACGATATGACCACGGCAACTGAGGGAATGAAAGTAAGTGCTGATACACTCACTATCCTCAAAAACTTTTCCACCATCAACTCAAACATCCTGATCAAACCTGGCAGTGTACTCACTACCATTTCACCGATCAAGAACATTATGTCTGAGTGTACGATCGAAGAAGAGTTCGACACAGAGATTGGTATCTGGGATCTGAACAAGTTCCTTGGCACTGTCTCCCTTTTCAAGAGTCCTCGGTTTCACTTCGGTGATACTTCCGTGGTGATCTCGGACGACAGTTCGAGTGCATCTGTGACGTACCACTACAGCGAACCCAAGTTGCTCTCTACCGTAAACAAGAAGGTTGATATGCCAGACAGCGTTCTGTCTATCACAATGTCCACTGATATTCTCAACGAACTTCAGCGAGCATCTTCTGTTCTCGGTGTCAGTGATCTTGCCATCAAGGGTGCGGGCGGCGAAGTTCTTCTCACTGTCCTTGACAAGCAGGACAAGTCCACTAATGACTTCAGTGTTGAAGTCGAAGGTACGTTCGAAGCAGATGCAGAGTTCTGTTTCTTCTTCAAGATGGAGAACCTCAAGATGCTCCCCGGTGAGTACACCGCAAACATTACTGATCGTGGTGTGAGTGAATTCGTTTCTACTACACACGATCTTCGTTATTGGATCGCACTGGAAGCAGATTCTTCCTATAAGGGTAACTGATGGACAATAAAGATTTCTTGTGGGTCGAAAAGTATCGCCCCCAGACAATCAAGGATTGCATTTTGCCAGAGAATGTCAAGGAGACATTCGAAGACATGGTTCGTGTAGGAGAAGCACAGAACCTGTTGCTGTCGGGTGGCGCCGGTTGTGGAAAGACTAGTATTGCAAGGGCCCTTTGTAATGAACTTGGTGCTGAGTATATTCTGATCAACTGTTCAGAAGATGGAAACATCGATACTCTTCGTACCAAGATTCGAAACTTTGCAAGTACGATCTCGTTGAGTGATGCGAAGAAGGTTGTTATTCTAGACGAATTCGACTATTCTAATGCACAGTCTACACAACCGGCGCTACGCGGTTTTATTGAAGAGTTCTCGAAGAACTGTCGGTTCATTCTGACTTGTAACTTCAAGAATCGAATCATCCAACCGCTACACTCCAGATGCACAAACGTGGACTTCAAGATTGCCAAGGCAGATCGTCCTCATTTGGCAATGCAGTTGATGGGCAACATCAAGAAAATTCTTGATGCAGAAGATGTAACATACGACGAGAAGGTTCTTGCTGAACTGATCTCCAAGTATTTCCCTGACTTCCGGCGTATCATTAATGAGTTGCAACGCTACTCGGTTTCTGGTACAATTGATGTCGGTATTCTTGCGAACATTGGTGATGTGCAGATCAAGGATCTGATCTCCTTCATGAAGAAGAAGGAGTTCACCAATGTCCGTAAGTGGGTGATCGACAGTATCGACAATGATCCTGCCGTGATCTTCAGGAAAATCTATGATGGACTGTACGAGCATTTCGCCCCGCAAAGTATTCCTCAAGCAGTCATGGTACTCGCAGACTACCAGTACAAGTCTGCCTTTGTCGCGGATCAGGAGATCAACCTGACTGCTTGCCTAACAGAACTGATGTTGGAGTGTGAATTCAAATGAGTGAAAAGTTTTATCCCGTCAGAGGGAAAGTTGTGATCAAGAGGAATGTAAAAAAGGGAACCACGGATGCTGGAGTTGTTTACACTCCAAGGGAACATCCCAAGTATCTGATTGGTATAGTTTCTTCTATTGGCAATCCGACTGTTTTGTCTAATGGAAAAGAAATGAAACTCGGATACAAGGTGGGTGATTATGTGATGTATGATTACTCGCAGGGTATGGAAGGTTTCGGTGGATTTGATATAGTCCTTCATGATCGAGTTATCGCTGTTGTTGATAAGGACACGGAGATTTCATGACGAAGTTGGGTGACTATCTAAATGCAGTAAACCACACCAAGGTGCCTCTTCTCGACACGGATGATGAATCCATCGAGAAGGGGTACGTCCCTTTCGTTATGAATCGATGTCTATCGTACTTCCCAGACACAATCTTTTATGTGAATGAGATGAATATCAGACCAGATACATCAAAGAAGATGCAGTTTGATTTCTATCTACATTCGTTGAGGAAGAGAAAGCGGTTCAGTAAGTGGTTGAAGAGAGAGAATCCGGATGATCTACAAGCAGTCATGGATTACTTTGAGTATTCTGAAGCGAAGGCCCGAGAAGCACTGAACGTGTTACCAAAGGAAACTGTGTCTGAAATTGTGGACATGATGTCCAAAAGAGAGGGTTAGATCCCATAAAACATACATAAGAAGGATAGAGTGCCTTTTTATGGAGTTTATACAAATGGGACAATCGAATATTGAAGTAAGTGATTTACTCGAAATCACCTTATATGAACCAGATGATTTTTTGAAGATTAAAGAGACGCTCACGCGAATTGGTGTATCGTCCAGAAAAGAAAAGAAGTTATATCAGTCATGCCATATCTTACATAAACGAGGTAAGTATTACATCGTCCACTTCAAAGAACTCTTTGCACTGGACGGCCTGCCAACTGACATAGCAGAAAACGATATCGGAAGAAGAAATACGATTGCTAAATTGCTGGAAGAATGGGAACTATTAGAGATAGTCTTACCTGCCAAAGCAGAGGAACCAGCAGTTCCAATCAGCCAGATAAAGATTCTTCCTTACAAAGAAAAAGGTGATTGGGAACTTTGTCCCAAGTACCATATAGGTCGGACTAAATAGAATAAAAGGATTTATATTATGCGACTACTGATTAAGTTTCCCACCCGTTCCCGTCCTGACAAATTCAAACAAGTTTTAGAAATGTACATCGATTACCTATCTGGTAAGCACGATGTACGTTTTGTTATTACATGCGACGAAGATGACGAGACAATGAACAACCCCGAAGTCCGAAACTGGTTTGCGTCCCTACAGGAAAGTGGCGTAAACTTAACTGCATACTATGGTCACTCTAAAACCAAAATTGAAGCATGTAATGCAAACATGGAAGGCGAAACTTTCGATGTGGGACTTTTGGCATCGGATGATATGATCCCTCAACTGAAAGAATATGATGATATCATTGCTCAGGTGTTCGAGGGAACCTTCCCTGAATTTGATGGTGCAGTGAAGTTCAATGACGGACTTCGGAATGATGCTCTTTGCACACTGCCTGTCATGGGAAAGAAACTATACGATGCAATTGGACATTGGTATCATCCAGACTACACCAGCATTTATTGTGACACTGAGATGACAGAACTCTGTATGATGCTTGGTCGATTCGCCGTGTGTGAAACGTGTATCATCAAACATGAGTGGGTTCCCGGTGGTCATGAAGAATCCGACGAACTACACACGATGCAAGAAAGTCCTGAGATGTACGAGAAGGACGGCGGCGTTTTCAACAAAAGAAAAAGTGAACTTCAGTTTGATGTTCAGGAAGTAGCGAAGAGACTTAATCATGCCTAAGAACAAAGAAGATATAAAATTTAGTATACTGATGCTCTCGATCCCGTCGAGACTTGACAAGTACAGAGTCCTCCAAGACAAACTCCTCGGTCAGATTGGTGATCGAGAAGATGTAGAGGTCATTTGTGTTATCGATAATAAGTCCCTGCACATCTGGGAGAAGAGGAATGAACTTCTCCGGATGGCAAGAGGAACTCACATCGCATGGTTGGATGACGACGATGATGTAGCAGACAATTACATCGAACGGTTGACGGAAACTATAGAGAAAAATCCCAACGCTGATGTCATTTCATTCAATCAAGACTGCTACCTCAACGGTGTTCATGCTAGGGTGTTCTTGAAAATGGGCAATCCACACGAACCAGTTGTGCCTGTTGCTGATGGTTATTCACAGGGATTCAAAGATACACTACGACCTCCTTATCATTTCTGTGTGTGGAAGAGAACACTTGCACAATCAGAACCATTCAGGAGTGTATATCATCCACAGACTGGTCAGTCCTGTGAAGACATTGATTGGTTGTCTCGATTGTACCCGAAGGTGGAAGAGAGCGTTGCTCTAGATGACTTCCTTCATGTATATCAGTGGTCCTCAGAGGAAACGGAGTCTATCGTAACGTGAAATTGATTACTTATTCATTATGGGGCGACAATCCAGTATACACGATTGGCGCGATTAAAAATGCAAAACAGGCGATGGAGATGCTACCCGAATGGACATGTAGGTTCTATATTGCCGATACTGTAGACTCTGCCATCGTTCGAAGTCTTGAGTTATTTCCCAACGTACAAACTGAAATGAGAACAGAAGAACCCGGATCTCTGGGTATGTTCTGGCGATTCGAACCGGCAGAAGACACCAGTATCACACATATGATTTCGCGTGATACTGACTGTCGGTTCTGTGAGAGAGAAGTTGCCGCCATCAACGAGTGGGTTGACTCCGGTGAACAGTTTCATATCATGCGAGATCACCCATACCACGGCGTTCCGATGCTCGGTGGTATGTGGGGTTGCCGCGGCGGAGCAGTTCCAAACATCATTCGAATGATGGAAGAGTTCAATGCAACAGATGAGAAGAGTCAGGATCAGTGGTTCCTTTGGAAGCATGTGCATCCTCTATCTCTGAAGAACTGCATGGTACACGATCCGTTCTTTACAGACACAGACTTCCCTATCACAGAACGACCCAGTGACGGTGTTGATTTCGTTGGACAATGTTTCGACGAGAATGACAAACCGGGAGGCAACTGGAAGCATGATCTAGAAGTGTTGGAGGAAGCACTATGCCAAAAGTGATCATGTCGTGTGACGATAACCCATACTACCTAGACTTCTGGCCGTTGGTGTCGTGGGTGTGGAAAGAGAAAATGGGAATCGAACCTGTCCTTGTTCATGTCGGGGAGAAAGAACCGTCCGCCGAACATGGACAGGTTCATTCCATGCCCGTAGACGAAACAGTTCCTATTCATACTCAGGCACAACTCTCTCGAATGTGGTACACACATAAAGAACCAAATACAACATGGATAACAAGTGACATTGATATGTTCCCCATGTCGAAGAAGTATTGGCAGGCCGCCATCGTAGAATATTCGCAGTGTGTTTGGACAAATTTAAACAGCAACGCCGACTACTTCCCCATCTGTTACAATATGGCAAAGGGTAAAGTGTTTGCAGATGTTCTAGAGATTGAGAACTCGTTTCCCGATTACTGTCGTAAGGTTTCTGATTCTGTTGACGAGAACTTCGAACACCGACCTAACGATTGGCCTGATGAAGCACCACTGTCAAAGTGGAATATTGATGAAGTTCATTCTTCCCGAAAGATCTGTGAGTTTCGTGATAACGGAGGAGGCGTTTGTCAACCAGTGCCTATGATGGCGTTAAATAAAAGAATTGATAGAACTAACTGGACATACGACAAAAGTATGGTACAATCGGGGGAGTATATTGATTGTCACTCTATCCGCCCCTATAGCGTATACAGCATGGCAATAAAAGAACTGTTGGAGTTACTATGAATCACTACACTATTTTGATGATGGGACACAACTCCCGTTCGTGGATTGAAGAATCCCTAAAATCTGCCTTGCTACAGAAGCACGATAACTTTGATGTTATTGCAATCGATGCACAGACTGATGATGGAACTCACGAATATCTTCTTGAGCAGCAAGACAAATATGAAAACCTGAAAGTGGTTCGTAACGAAACTAGAAAGTATCAAACACAAAATGTATACGAGGGATCTGAAATGGCCAGAGAAGGATCTATCATCGTAACTCTGGACTTTGATGACTGGTTACCTCACGACAATGTTCTAGGAACACTTGATAGGTACTACACTGAAGATGTGTGGATGTCATATGGTTCGATGTATAAGACAAGTTCTGGAACTGCTGTTTGGGGTCACGATCGTTATCATGATGATATTGTAAACAATAATGCATTCCGTAAAGATCGTTGGAGAGCAACACACTTGAGAACATTTCGTCGGGAGTTGGTATTGAACATAAATACTGATGACTTCATTGACATAGACGGAGAGTGGTTTAAGGC